ATGATGACGATACAATGTCATATTTTAGTAAATTAGCAGAGGACGAGTAAGACTCTCTCTCTTGGTAGTACATACTTTAAGGGCGCTTTAGGTAACTAAAGTGCCCTTTTTTAAGCATAAATATAGCGTATGCCTAGTATATTAGATCCATTAGTTGATAAAGCCGCAGGTGTCAGAAAAGGCACTAGGTGGTATCAACAAGCAGTTGCTTCTATCGCAGATAGAGTATCAGCACGTAGATTAATGAGTCAAGGTAAATTAAACGGCAGACCTAGTGTAGGTCGTTTAAATATGTTCTTTTATGACCCTAAATATAAGAAGACATTACCATATTATGATACATTTCCTCTAGTGTTACCTATTGATAGAATACCAGGTGGATTTGTAGGTATTAACTTTCATTATTTAAGACCTGGTGCTAGATTTACTTTGTTAGAAAGATTACAAAAGTTTTCTACAAGAGGTGCAGAAATAACAACTAGAAATAGGTTTGATGTCAGTTATGATAGGGTTAAAAATATACCATTGGTTAAGAATACAATTAAAAAATATTTGTACGCTCACGTGAGATCAAGTTTTTTAAGAATTGATTATGACAAGGCTGCATTATCAGTTTATTTACCAGTGGCACAGTTTAAAAAAGGGAGTCCATACTAATGGCAATATTAAGAGGCGGAAAAAGAATTGGTGGTTATGATATTCGTATCGGTATACCACGAGATAGATCGCTAGATGATGTAGCAGGCGACAGTAGATTACAACGAAGAATGGGTAGTAATCCTGAAACTACAATAGGTCGTTTTCAATCATATGTAAATGAGGCAGAGGGTTTTGCTAGAAAGGCAAGATTTTATGCTGAATTTAATTTACCTAAAGGTATATCAGATGGTGCTTTATTTTCAGAAGGTTTTGAAGACACATCAATGGCTGCAGTAGAGAAACAAGCATTTCCTACACAAGGAGATTTACTTTCCGTACAACAAGCAAATGGTAGACGAGTAAGAGCATTTTGTTCAGCAATTAGTATGCCTGAAAGAGAAATGACAACAAAAGAAATTAGACACGGCAATGCACCTGCTAGAAATTTTGTATATGATATGAAATCATCTGGCATATCAGCAACATTTTATGCTGATAAATTTATGAGAGAAAGATCGTATTTTGAATTATGGCAAAAGTCTGCTATGTCAACATCATCTACATTTAATACAAACTATTATGATAACTATGTTGCTAACCTAAACATATTTCAATTAGGTCAATTTGCTAGCAGACAAGAACGGGACGATATAACTTATGGTGTACAATTGATAGATTGTTTTCCTAGTAAGATAGGTGCAATAGATTATTCCCACGATGCTAATAATATACAAACAATTGATGTAGATTTTTCATTTAGATACTGGATTAATTACTTTATAGATAAACAAGGTAATATAGAATTAGGTAGTCCTATTGGTAGGATACCTGATATTAAGAACAATAGAGGAATTTTTGGTAGTTTGATAAATAAACTGCCACCTGAATTGAGAAGGGCAGGTAGAGATGTACTCAACGATTTAAGAAGACGAGTACCTCTAGGTAGAGTAACTGGCGGAAGAGTATTCCCACCATTTAAAATACCACCACTAAATATTTAAATATAATAAGGAGTTATAATGGCGTTACCAATAGTTGAAACACCTAGATTTGAGTTGACTTTACCATCAACAGATATGAAGGTTCAATATAGACCTTTTCTAGTAAAAGAAGAAAAAGTTTTATATATGGCACTTGAATCAGGTGATGAAAACCAAATGCAATCAGCAACAAAAGATATTTTGACTGCTGTAACATTTAATAAGATAGATGTAGAAACATTACCTACATTTGATGTAGAATATATTTTCCTACAAGTAAGGGCAAAGTCAGTAGGAGAAGTTGCTAAATTTAAGATTATTTGTCCAGATGATAGCGAAACCTATGGCGACATAGAAGTTGATATATCAAAAGTTGAGGTGCAAGTTGATGACGCACATACAAATGATGTTATATTAGATGAGAAAAGAAAATTAGGTGTGATGTTAAAATATCCTAATATGAAAGTGTTATATGATACACAAGGTATTAAGGCACTTAAATATGAAGATATTATAAAATTAATTATAGGTTGCGTTGATTACATTTACGAGGGTGAAAAGAATTACCCTACAAGTGAATCAACACAAGAAGAATTGAAAGAGTTTTTTGAAAATTTATCACAAGATCAGTTTTCTAAAATAAGAAAATTCTTTGATAGTATGCCGAAGTTAAGACACGTAACAAAAGTGAAGAACCCGAAGACAGGAGTTGAGAGTACAGTCACCTTCAGCGGGTTACAAGATTTTTTCGGATTGGCCTCTCCCACAACAGCCTAGAGGCGTTTTTTGAAATTAACTTTGCACTTATGCACCATCATAAGTATTCGCTAACCGAGATTGAGGCTATGTTACCGTGGGAAAGAGATGTATATGTATCATTATTGATACGATATATAAAAGAAGAAAACGAGAGAAAAAAAAGAGAACAACAAAGTAAAGGATAATTTATGTGGAATTTTAACAACTTATTAAATAGTGGTTGGGCAGGTTTTAAATATGCCGTTAAACAACTATGGCATTTCATAGAGATTGAAATACCAGAATTAATTTCAAATTATAGAATGGTACCAAGACTTATGATGGTTGCCTATGGTTGGGCATTTATGGAAGTTATAACTTGGTTTATGGCACTAGAGGCACCTAACAATGCACAAGCAGGTCTTGTATCAGTTGTAGTAGGGGCAGGCGCTGGGTGGTTTGCAATATATGTAAACGGCAAGGCAACAAAGATTAAAAACAAAGATTAACAATGGCATTACCGAAACTTAAAAAAGCAGGAATAGAACAGGCAAGTCCACAAGAGGTGGCTCAAACACCTATGGATGTAAAAGCAGAAATGCAAAGACTTGCTAATTCTATACAACAAGCAAGTGCTGATGGTTTAAAAGCAACAGCACAATCAGTTATCGGTAATGTTCCTGCTATGATTAAAGAAATAACAGACGAGTTAAAATCAGGTCCTGTTGATAACTTTGCTATAGCAATAAACAAATTAGTTAAATTAACTAATGAATTAGGAATTGATTTAAGAGATTACAATAAAGAATTAGCAGATACAGTTGATAAATTTAATAATAAACAAATGAAATTAGAAGAAAAACTTGCTAATTTTAGAGAAAAAGGTTTGAAGGCAGAAATAAGAGGCAATGACGTAGTATTATTAACACAAAGAGAAATATTTGCTCTTCAACAAGAGTACAAAGCAAACGAAAAAGAAATTACATCAAAAACACTTGAAAGAGTACAATTACAAAAGGCACTTGATGAAGCAGATGTAAAAGGTGTTGATGAGAGAAAAGTTGCACAGAAAAAAATTGAAGAAAATGAAAAAGATATTTCTGAATTAAAAGAAGATAACGAGAAGATTGAAAAGAAAACAGGAATGTCAGCAGACACAGGTCAATCAGATCAAGGATTTGGTAAGTTTCAGGAATTAAAAGAGGCATTTATGGTAATACCTGATACTATTGGAGAAGCAATGACATCTTTTTCTAAAGCAGGTAAGGGTGTATTTACTGGTCTAACAAGTTTATTTAAGGCAGGTGGGTTGAAAAAGGCATTTAAAGGTCTTGTAAACTTTTTTAAAACTGCTAGAATAATGATTGCTGGTGTATTTCTTTTAGTTGTAGCAGCAATTCAATTTGTTGCTGAAAGAATTGATAAGATAGCAGCGTTTTTTGTGAAGATATGGAACAAAATAACAGGTTTCTTTAAGGCAATAGGTGAATGGTTTAGTAACTCGTGGTTAGGTAAAAAACTAGGATTAGGTAAAGATGATGATGGCGAAACTGATACGAGAATGGAAAAAGAAAAAGCAAAATCATACGATCAAATGGATGATGGCACTTATGCTGTAGGAGAAGATGGTACTGGAATAGCAGACACGAATAATGTAGATGAATTTTTAGCACAATCAAAAGACGCCTCAAATGCACCTGCTGTTGATTTTGATGGACAAATTTATCAACCAGGTGAAGAAGGTTACGAACAAGCAAAAGCAAATAGATCACAAGACGCACAATCTTATTTAAGTGATGAACAAAATGAAAATGCAAAAGCATTGAGTATAAAAGATATAACTGGTGATGATGGTGGTGGACAATTAAAAACATCATCAATGCTTAAAGCTTTAGAATCAGAAAGTAATAATATTAAACCACCAACAGTTATTAATGTACAAAATAATGCTACATCAAATAATGCTCAATCATCTTCAACAAATGTTTCTGGATTTTTAGATCACCACGAAGAACCTACATTAAAATTTGTTAAACAAGGTTCAACAGGTTCTGCTGATTTTTAATAACTATAACCTAAATCTTTTTCAGTAATTATTTTAAATACAGCACCGTTATCTTCAGCATAAACAGTTGCCGCTTTCCACTTTGCCTGATTTTTAATAAACTCAAAACTCTCACGCATATACGATTTAGTTTTCTTTTTAGGTGGCTTAGGTCTAGTAGTTTGACGAGAAGGTTTAATCTCAATCAACATCTTTCTACCTTTGTCTGTCTTTAGTATGAAGTCTGGAAAGTATCTATGATATTTCTTATCAATAGGATTGTAATATCTTATAGGTAATTCTTCACTTGCCCAATTTGTTATACCTGGGTTGTTATCACAATAGACCATAAATTTACGCTCTAAAAGTGAACGATACACTATGTTATTTGGGTTGCCAACGTATTTTTTAGGATTAGTTGGTTTATATATTCCTTTAAAAGACTTGCTCATATCATATAAATAGTTATAACAATATTTAGTAAGGATAAAATAAATGGCTTGGACATCTAAAGTAGCAAATATAATCAAAGGTAAAGTAACTTCTATGGCTATGAACGCAATAGGTAATAAGATTGCGTCTAATTTTGCTAGTGGAGCACAAACTTCTAAAATCGCTGCTAAGTTATTAAACAAATCTCCATTAGAGATAGGTAATGATAATCCTACAGCACACATAAAAGAAAATCCTTATTCATACGGAACAGTTTACTACCCACAAGAAACAAGTAATATGGGTGATGGACACTATGTAATATTTGATGTTCTTATGCACAATGAATCATCATATAAAACTCAAACTTTTAATAATGGAATGTTAACAGACAATTCTAAAAACTATGTTGGTGGTGAAACAAATTGGTATGGTGGTAAAGTAGCAGGTACATCTGTACGAAATATCGCAAACATAAAAAGACGAGGTATAGCAGATACAAATAGAGTTAGAGATGTTAATTCAGGTATCTTTGCTAAGTTTGGATCAAATCACAATTATATTTCAGATAGTATCATATTGTATATGCCTGCTGAAGGAATGAAATATGATTATTCTGCTTCTTACGAGGCAATGGATACAGGTCTTGCAGGAGATGTTGGAATGGGTATTGGTGGTGTAATCAATGATACAGGATTTAAAGATAAATTAAAAGCGGCAGCAAAAGGATCAACTGCTGTGATACAAGAATTAACTAAAGAGGCAGCATTTGGTGTTGTGGGATTAATACCTGGGTTTGAAAACAGCAGACAATTATATGACAAGTTTAAAGGTCAAGCAAAGAATCCTAATTTAGAATCAATATTTAAAGCAGTACCATTTAGAGAGTTTAGTTTTCCATTTACTTTTGCACCTAAAAATGAGAAAGAGAAAGATAGTGTACATAAGATATTACAACTGTTTAGATTTCATATGTTACCTGAACAACAAAGTGGTGCTAATGGTTACTTTAATGTACCATCAGAATTTCAAATAACATATATGTATAGAGATAATGAAAACTCATACTTACCTAGAATTAGTCGTTGTGTGTTAAAACAATGTTCAATAGATTATGGACCTGAAGGTGTTGTATCAACATTAACACCAGACGAAAGAGGTGCTCCACCTACTATTATTACAATGAACTTGACATTTGGTGAAACAGAAATTATGACTAAAGAAACAGTAGCAAAAGGATATTAATGTATTTTACAAGATTTCCTAAAGGTCAATATATCATACCAGGTACAAAAGACTATAAACTTGTTAGTGATTTATGGAGACGAGTTAAGATAAGAGATAAAATTAAGAATGAGGCAAGTCTTTATTCAGAATATTTTGTTGCTGATGGTGAGAGACCTGAAACTATTGCAGAAAGACATTTTGGCAGTCCTGAACTACATTGGATTATATTAATTACAAATGATGTAACAGATGGTTTTCACGGTTGGCCGTTATCCTTTTCTGCTTTTGAAGAATTTGTAAATGACAAATACGATATACCAGGTGCAATACATCATTACGAAAAGGTGCAGTCAAGTGGACCACAAACATCAATAGACAATTCGCACTTGATTGAATGTAATAGTACAGACGCAGGCGCACAAGCAGTTTCAAATAGAGAATATGAACAAAGAGAACAAGATAGAATCAGTAGAATTAAATTACTATCACCATCTTTCTTACCGGCAATAATTGAAGAATTTGAAAGATTAATGAATGAATAATTATGTACTCATCAATAGACACAAGTAAACTTACAAGAGCAGGTAGATTTCTACTAGATGACATTACCCTAGTGTCATATCAATCAGCAGATGGTTCTAATAAGAATGCTAAATCAATCTCAATCAAAACACAAGTTTTAGAAATAGACATATACGAATCACTTGATGGTGCAGGTTTATCAGGAAGTGTTACGGTTGCAGATGGTCAATCTGTTATATCACATTTACCTTTAACAGGCTATGAACGCATAGAATTTCGTCTATTTACGCCAGGCACGAGTAGAGGTTACGATTTCTCTAGTGTTACAGGTCACCCTATGTTTATCTATAAAATCAGTAATAGAACGCCTTTGACACCTAGATCACAAATATATGTACTACATTTTTGCAGTAGAGAAATGATTGACAATGAAATGACAAGAGTTAATAAAACTTACGAAGGTCCTATTGATACTATGGTTGTTGATATGATGAGAAGTGATTTAGAAAGTAAAAAGAATTTGATTGTAGAAGAAACAAGAGGACTACACAAGTTTGTTATGCCAAGAATTAAACCTTTTAATGCTATTGCTAGGTTATCATCTATGTCAGAACCACTAAAGTATAATTCAAGTGGTATGTTATTTTACGAAGACAGTACAGGTTTTAGATTTAGAAGTTTAGAAAATATGTTAGCAATAGGTGGTGTTGCAAGACCAGTAGCAGCAAAGTTTCAAATGAAACCTAGAAATGTAAAAGGTGGCACAGGTGAAACAAATGTAATACAAGAAATGCAGACTGTTGATAATTACTCTATCAAAGAACAGTTTGATACATTAAAGAATTTATCTAATGGTGTATATGCTAGTAGAACTGTTACACACGATAGTTTTAACAAAACTTTTACAGAAACAGACTTTGACTACAACTTATATTTTCCTACTATATTTCATACTGAACACGATGGATCAGGTGGTAAGATAGATAGCAAGTCGCAGTTGCCATTGTTTAACTTTAAAGAAAATAAAATGATTTCAGATAAACCTGAAGGACGATTGAACTTAATATCTACAACAGAAAAGTTACAAAACGATTACGAAGGACCAGATGGTGAACGAATATTTCCTGCTAGTATGGCACAGAAACTATCATTTAAGAGTCAAGTTATTAGTTTAGATTGTAAAGGTTTCACAGGCATTTCAGTTGGGGATTTATGCAGTTTTGAAGTACCTAGTTATGAACCAGTAAAGAAAGATAATCCATCAGACTTTGATCCGTATATGAGTGGTCGCTATCTAATTAGAACAATACATCACAATATTAATACATCAAAAGATAATCACAAAATGAATTTAGAGTGTGTGAAAGACGCAGTAAGAGTGGCATATCCAGAAGAAAACATAGATATACATACGAATAGAGAAAACCTAGACGCCACTACGTTTTTACAATATCAACTAGACGAGGCAATAATAAACGAGGCAAACCAAGAAACGCATAATGATATAATGGCTTAGAGAAGCTAAGAGTCAGAATTTTTTTTGACTAAAGGCTGGCCTACTGCCACAATATGAGAGAAAACAATTAACTGAGCAAAGATAATGAGAATAAACATAATAACACAGATTAAAGACATCAGCAAAAGATGTAAAGACAAATTTAATAATATGATAGAGAATACTCACTATAAGATAGACTGTATATTATATTACAACAGATACCATAAGTTTTACAAAGGCACACACAGCATATGGACAATACTAGGAGATAAAGTCAGTCTAGCGACTGCCTGGCTCGGCAAGAAAGTAAATAGAGTAGATATATCAAAGGCTTCTATGGGTTATAGTGATTGTTATATACATAATACAGATATACAAGAGCAGAATAAAGATTTGCGTAGGAAACAATTAAATAGTTAAAAATGACATATAGCGTAGTGATTAAAAATAAACATATATCGGTAGGAATTAAATGGCCTTCTTAGGAATTTCGGAGTTTAAACATTTCGTAGGCGTAGTTGAGGATCGTTTTGATCCTGAGAAACTAGGCAGGCTGCGAGTAAGATGTTTAGGTGTTCACACTAGCAATAAGAATAAGATAGCAACCGCAGACTTGCCTTGGGCGTCTGTTCTACTACCAACTACATCAGCAGGCATATCTGGTCTTGGCCAGTCACCATCTTTCATTGTAGAAGGTGCGTGGGTGTGGGGATATTTTAGAGATGGTAGCAGTCTTATGCAAGAGATGGTAATAGTCGGTACATTACCAGGCAAGCCGGCTGAATTAGGTAATACAGATAGCGGCTTTTATGATCCTAACTTTAGATTAGATAAAGACGGCCAGCCTACAAACATCTCGGTTTATCCTAAAGAGATGGCT